CCCGTTTATTAGCAGAATTAATGCTTCCACTTCTAGTGGATTTGGCTTTGACGGAAAGAAATCAAATCACTTGCCTCTCGGTGAAGATTTATTAACCAGAGGTATGACTCCCGAACTCCAGGAAAAGATACAAGAAATCATTGAAATAATGGAGGCCGGAGAGACCCCGCAGTTTGTCTATAGAGCTGCGCTCAAAGACGAACCTCGCTTAGCCGAAAAGGTAAGGCAAGGTAAGACGAGAGTTTTTTATATGTCTCCTTTGGAGGCTTTGATACTCAATCGTATGTTCCTTTCACCTTTTTATTCTTTGATGGTTGAGCAAAGTGACGCTTTTCACACTAGTGTCGGAATCAACATGCACTCAGAACCTATAAAGGTTGTTGAGGCGATGTGTGACACCGATGAGAAGTGTGAGCCTGAGTGTGCAGATGACTTCCATATTATGGAGTTTGATTACTCAGGGTACGACCAGTCTATCCCATTTGACATGAAACACGCTGCGTGTACAGTCTTGTGGAAAGTCCTTAAAGAGCTTGGATACTCAGAAACCCAACTGAATATAGTCAGGTCTCTTATGACTGCGAATCTCTTCATTTTTGTCGAGATGAACAAGGACTTGTTTATGAAAGCTGGTCTACAGCCTAGTGGTAAATATGCTACAGCAGAGGATAATTCCTTGGTAGGAGTTCTTCTTCTAATGTATGCATGGTATCACGTTACGGACGACGACTTTTTCCAACACGTTAACCCCGTTACTTACGGAGACGACGCACTGGTTAGAGTAGCTTGCAAACATAGACATATTTTTAATAATATTGTCTATAAGCAGCTTTGTGAAGACTTATACAATATGAAGATAACCCCGGCCGTTAAGGACGGGTCCTTCTCCAGATTTGTTTCTGTCAACACTATGTCGTTCTTGAAGAGAAAATTCGTGTGGTCTGAGAAGGCGAATACTTATGTCGCCCCTCTAGATCTGGACTCTTGCTATAAAGCACTTGAGTGGAGGATTCCGTCCACCGCTGTAACTGCTGAAGAGCAATTAGTTGCACCTGTCAATCTGTGATATGGGAGATTTTCTTCCATTTCATTGATAACAGAGACAAGTTTGATCTCTTTAGGGAGTCTCTCTTACGGAGGGTTAAAGTTTATGTCGGTCCTATGATCGATGATAAACTCCCAACGTACGATGAGATTTTCGCAAAACTCTATTAAGAGCATTCAGACGTCCCATACGTCTTTAAATAATTTGGGACACTTTGTATGGAGTGTATAAATATCACCGAGCGCTTTATAGCTGGTCTATTGGTAACCCTCGCAAAACAATACCTCTGAGTTCGGTTTCTGACGGCCGTTCTCTTACAACCTGTCAGGCTAATGATTTTAAGTTAGTAGGAGTTCCTTCAATGGATCTCACCACCTGCGAACGTGCTCTAGAGCACTATCGCAAAGTCTACGCGGAGAATTTTGGTGATCTCACCTATTCCCTGCAAGGGCTGAGGCGACTCAAGAGTCTTGGTGTGAATATTTTACATTATGACACAAGAGTCGAGTACCTCACAAAAATGGCTGACCTCAAACTCACTATTGATATTCTTACACGTAAGTGTGAGATTTCAACCGAGTCAGGGGAAGTCAAAGATGGAACCATTTCCACCGGAGTAGTTAAGACAGAGGAAACTCTGACTGACGTTGTTGGTGAAGATGAAAAATCAGTCTCCGCTGGTTCTCTTCTTCGAGGATCTGTTCTTAGGACAATTAAGTCTTTAGACGATTTCTTTGGTAGACCAGTTGAGATTGCTCAACAGGAGGTGACACTTGGTGTTGCGTCGGACTATCAGTATAAGGTCTGGGACCTATATACTTTGAAT